ATTTAGAACACACTTACTTAAAAGTCGATACTACAAATATTAAAGCTGTTGATATTACAAATGTAGCGAATGCTCTTGATGTATTAACAAGGATAGGTGGCTATTCAATTGATGATACTTTAAAGAAATTAAATATGGAGCCACTTAATACTGAGTGGAGTAAGGCGCGCTGGATGACTAAAAATTACGAGAAAGTAGAAGATAGATATGAAGGTGGTGGATAATATGAAATTTTATTCATATTTAATTAATCTGAAGGGGGGTGACTTATTTGAATAAAAAAGAGTTACCCAAAGTTGAGACAAGGCTTGAAATTAAAAATGAAGTTGGAAATGGACCGGCCCAATTATTTATTTATGGCCGAATTAGACCAGCTTTACCCTGGGATAACGAAGATGATGACACTCATATTTCAGCTAAAGCAGTAAGAAACAAACTTAACGAAGTTGCTGAAGATAAAGATTTAGAAGTTCATGTTAATTCACCAGGTGGTGAAGTATTTGAGTCAATAACAATTAGAAATCTTTTAGTCCAACACAAAGGCGATGTAAAAATTATTATTGATGGCTTAGCTGCTTCTGGCGCTAGTTTAATTGCAACCGCCGGGAAAGTGATCATGTTTGAAAATTCTATGCAAATGATACATAAAGCATGGGGCATGGCAATCGGAAATTCTGACGATATGGAAAAGATGGCCGAAGATTTAAAAAAAGTTGACGAGTCAGTTTTAGCCAGCTATATGAAAAAGTTTGTTGGCGAAAAAGAAGAATTGAAAGAATTGATATCTGATGAAACTTGGCTTACCGCTGAAGAAGCTATCGCTTTCGGACTCGCTGATGAAATTTGGGAAGAAGAAGAAAACAAAGATGATTTAGAAGGTACCGAAAATAATGTAAAAGAAAATTTATTTATGAAGTACAAAAAGCAAAATAATTCTAATAAACCAGACAATGAATCTGGTCTTTTTAATGCTTTTAAAAAATCACAAGGAGATGATAATTAATGAAAAATTTAGACTTAGATGCTAAAAAGTTCAATGAAATTAAAGTCGAAATGAAAAATGCAATTGAAAGTGGTGAAAGCGAAGGGTTTGTAGCAGCTCAAACTAAAATGGCTAAAGAAATTGAAAATAGTATTTTAGAAGAAGCTAAAAATGTTACAAGTGAAATGATTAATTCTACTAATGACCAGGCTATTATGACTCAGAGAGGATTAAATCCTTTAACCGCTGAAGAAAAAGAATTTTACAATGAAGTTATAACCACTGGTGGATTTGAAGGTGCGGAAAAATTAATGCCAGCCACAATATTTGACAGAGTTTTTGAAGATTTAAGAAAAGAACATCCTCTACTTTCGGAAATTGACTTCAAAAATACTACTGGCGTTACAGAATGGATCACTAGAAAAGGAAGCGTCGAAGCTGCATGGTGGGGCAAATTAACTGATGCTATTGAGAAAAAGCTTGAAATGGCTTTCCAAAAAGAGGATACAGGGCTATATAAACTATCTGCTTATATTCCTGTTGCAAAAGCAATGCTTGATTTGGGGCCTCAATGGTTAGATAGATTTGTTAGAGAAGTAATGTTTGAATCAATTTCTTTAGCTCTTGAAATGGCAATTATCAATGGTGATGGAGACGGAAAACCAATTGGTATGAGTAGAGATTTAGAAGGCGCTGTGGTTGATGGTGTATATCCTAAGAAAACCGCTCAATCATTAACTGATTTAGAGCCAGCAACCTTAGGCCGAAAAGTTATGGCTCCACTAACTAAAAATGGTGCAAGAAATGTTTCGAGAGTAATTATTATTGCCAACCCTCTTGATTACTGGGAAAGACTTTTCGATAAATTAATCAGAAAAGATGCTGACAACAATCCAACTTATGATGTTGTAAACCTTCCTGCCAATGTAAAAATAGTTAAAACGGTAGCTGCAACAAAAGGTGAATTGTTAGTCGGAGACCCTAGAGATTATTTCATGGGTGTTGGTTCTACTCAAAAAATTGATTACTCTGATCACTATAAATTCTTAGAAGATGAGAGAACTTATATCACTAAGCAGTATGCAAACGGAAAACCAATTGACAATGATAGCTTCCTGTTATTCAATATTTCAAATATGAGTCCGGCAGTTAATACTGGCCTAGATAGCTTGTCACTTGGCAGTTTATCATTATCACCATCATTTGATGCAGCTACTACTGATTACACTGCAAGCACAACTGATGCTTCAAACAATATTGAGGCTGTTGCCGCTTCTGATGATGCAACAATTGCTATTGCTGTGGATGGAACTTCTCACGATAACGATACTGCTTATAGTTGGTCTTCTGGTGAAAATGTGGTTACTATTACAGTTACAAACGAAAGTGAAGCTGAAGTTTATACTGTAACTGTTACTAAATCATAATTAAAAACTAATTAAATAATATTAAGAGCTGGCGATTATGCTAGCTCTTTTTAATTGAGGTGGTGAAATGTTAGAAGAAATAAAAGATGATCTTGATATCACCTGGAGCGATGAAGACGCAAAAATTCAAAGAATAATAGATGCTGGCAAGAATAATTTAGAAACTTTAGCTGGCGGAACTTTAGATTTCACAGTTGAGGGTCTACCTAAATATCTTTTAAAAAATTATTGCAGATATTCATACAATAACGCTTCTGAATAC